CTGCCTATTGCCGCAAATACCCCATTGAGTATTTGCTCTACAGCCGCCGCACTACCGGAGCCATCGCCGCGCGTATGTTGCCGGCAGGTATTCCAATTCACGACATGGATGCAAATTATCCTCAAGCTTGTGATGAGTTATTGGGCGCGATTAACTCCGGGCGTTTAAAGCATCGAAATCAAGCTGCACTTACCGAGCAAATGCTTTCAGCTGTCCAATTGCGCCGAGGAGACGGCGGATGGGTTATTGGAAGGCGCGCGTCACAAACGAGCGTTGCCGCCGCCGTAGCAGCCGCGCTGTGTACACACTTCGCGACACGCCCGGAAACGGAAATTGATATTTTAGTGGGTTGATGCTTGACAATTTGAAAAAATTGCTGCATGGGATTATTCGATCGCAAACGCACCATTGAGGCTGTCGCGCCAATGCGCGGTGCTGATGTAGCTGCACAAATTGGGCCAGCTCCAACGCTGGATGCATTTTTTCCTTTTGGCAGCGCAGATTATCTTGCAAGCCGCGAGGAGGCCATGTCCGTACCGGCCATCGCTCGCGCACGAAACATGATTTGCAATTCGATCGCAACGGTGCCATTGATAACACGTGACAAAGACACAGGACAACTTGTTGATCAACCTGTTGTCATTAACGAGCCGGACAAGCGAGTTCCCGGCGCGGCATCATGGTGTTGGGCGGCTGAGGATTTACTTTTTACGGGATTTAGTTATTTTATGATCCAATCCGTTTTTGCAGATTCCGGACGAGTTCGGGAAATGTGGCGCGTTGCTCCAAATCGCGTTGGCGTATTTTTAAATTCTATTGGCACGCAAATTGAGTATTACACAGTCGATGGAAGTCGTGTGCCAGATTTTGGTGTTGGATCACTCGTTGTTTTTTACGGCAACGATGAAGGATTGTTAAATCGCGCAGGACGCACAATTCGTGCAGGTGCAGAGCTTGAAAGAGCCGCTGCAATGTATGCGCGCGAACCGGTGCCATCGATGGTTTTGAAATCTAATGGAACAGCGTTGCCAGCCGACCGCATCGCTAAGTTATTAGATGCATGGGGCGCAGCGCGCCGAAATCGTGGCACCGCTTTTCTTAATGCTGACATCACAATGGAGACTGTTGGCTTTACACCCGAGCAAATTGGCCTCAATGCAGCTCGCGAAATAATTGCAACAGAATTGGCAAGAGCCGTGGGAATTCCGGCGTATTTTATTGACGCGCCGACAGGATCATCCATGACTTATGCGAACGCCAGCACGGCGCGTCAAACCTTGTTGGATTTTTCGCTTTTGCCGCTGATGAACAGCATTGCCGGGCGTTTGTCCATGCCGGATTTTACTCCACAAACACAAAAAGTTGAATTTGATCTACGAGCATATTTGCGCGGATCGGAAAAAGAGCGCGCAGAAATTTACAAAATACTTTTTGAAATCGGGGCAATTACTACCGACGAAATCAGACAAATGGAGGACATGATCTCATGAAGCTAACAACACCAATGCAAATCACGGCAGCTGATTCGGATTCACGAACAATCACCGGCCGCATTGTTGCATTTAACGAACACGCGAACGCATCGACAGGCAAGGTTGTTTTTGCTCGTGGATCAATTCAGCCTGGAGATGTGTTTTTAAATTTAGAGCATGACATTACTCGCAGGATTGGAAAAAGTATTGCGATGAGTGTTAATGACAAAGAAATGACGGCCACATTTAAAATCGCTAATACAACAGCGGGCAACGATGCATTGGTTGAAGCAATGGAAGGTTTAAGAGACGGCTTTTCAATTGAATTGGCTGTTGATGATTATGAAATGCAAAAGGACGGAACAATGAAAGTCAAAAATGGCCAACTCGTAGGCGTTGCACTCGTTACCGAACCAGCGGTGCGATCTGCACGTGTTTCGGAAGTAGCAGCATCAGAAGATTCTGAAACTCAAGAAGGATCAGATACAACAAACCCAAATGAAGGAGACAAAGTGGAAAACACTACCGAACAAGCCGCTCCTGCCGTTGAACCGGTAGAAGCTCCAACAGTCGAACCTGTACAGGCATCACGACCTGCATATTACACAGCACCACGATCACCAATTGTAAACAAGGTTTCTTATCTTGAGCATTACTTAAAGGCAACAATTTTGCATGATGAGGATTCTCGTCAGTATGTAAAGGCTGCCGATAACACCACATCAACAGCACCGGGCATGATCCCAACACCACAAAGCACACAGATCGTCAATGCATTGGCTAACGCTGATCGCGGCATGATCGATGCGCTAAGCCGTGAAACTCTTGTTGGCCAAGGCATGACTTTTGAGATTCCTCGCGTCACAGGTGTGCCAACTGTTGCAAACATTGCAGAAAATGCAGCTGTTACAGAATCAAACCTTACAGCCACATTTTTGAGCGTTCCTGTTCAAAGCTTCAAAGGTCGCGCAATTTCAACAGTTGAATTGATCGATCGCAGCCGTCCGGAATATCTAACAGCTCTTTTGCAGAATCTCGAATTTGCTTATGCAAAAGTAACTGATGAATTTGCTGTTGGCACAATTGCCGCAGCTGGTCAGCAAACTGGTGTCAATGCAAACACAGCAACAGGATTCTTGGGTTACACATCTCAAGCTGCCGGTGCTGTTTATGGATCATCACTTGGATTTGCTCGCAACATTGTTGTGTCTCCCGGACAATGGACAAACATCATGGGATATAACGACAACGGCGCACCACTTTACAATGCAGCACAACCATCAAATGCAGCCGGAAACGTAAGAGGCGATTCATTGCGCGGTGTAGTTTCACCGGGTCTTAATCTCTATGTTTCACGTTCAATTGGTAACGCTGGCCCAACAACATCAACCGGAGATTTCTCAATGGTTGTTGTTAATCCTGATGCATGGACATGGTACGAATCACCACGTTTCAATCTACGCACAAACATCAACAGCGATGGAACAATCGACATCCTGTATTACGGCTACGGCGCAATTGCACCAAAGATTCCATTTGGCGCTTGCTGGAACCAAAACTAACTGATCATCGGTAGCGGTCGCTCCCGAACGCTACTTATACGAAAGGAACCGAAATGCCAGCAATAGTGACAGCCTCACAGCTGAGAGCAATTCTTGGCGTTTCGGTTTCTTTGTACAGTGATGCTCAATTGGATTCTTACATAGATTCCGCCGAGCAAACGATTTTGCCTTTACTGACGCAATACCAATCATCGGTGACTTTTGCGAATGTGAGTGATTCCGTCATTTATTTCACCACAATGCGGCCAAACTATTTTGTGCCGGGTCAATCTGTTGTTGTAACCGGGGCCGGAGCCTACAACGCGACCTATACAGTCACCGATGATCGTATTGAACCGTACCTTTTCTCAGCTGCAACAGCGGCGGCTGATCGCACATATCCGTTGCCGTTTATTCCTGCCGCAACCGCGACATTATCCGGTGGGTCAGCCGCATCGCTTTATGCAAACACTCCCCCAATTGAAAACGCAATTTTGGTTGTTGCCGTTGAGATATTTCAAAGCATTACAGCTCCGGGCAATCAAATCATGTCGGATTCATTTCAGCCCGTGCCGTTTATTTTGGGGCGCAGCTTGAGCAACCGAGTAATTGGATTACTTGGTCCATTTTTAGATGTCGAAACGATGTGTCAATGAGTATCGAATCAGCAATTCGCACACCACTTCAAACAGCACTTTCAACAATTGCTGCAAATGTGTACAACGGTATTCCGGAGACAATGACAAGTCCATCGATCTGTTTGATCCCGGATTCACCGTATCTTGAAAGCGTTTTAATCAATGGCGCGACAACAAAAGTCAAAGTCAATTTGACCGTGACTGGTGTTGTTGGATACACAAACAATGCCGCAGCTTTAGACAATCTTGAACAATTGATGATCAGCATCATCAGCACAATGCCCGCCGGTTATGTTGTCGGCGATGTAAATGCACCTCAATCATTGGAAGTTGGCGCGGGCAAATACCTTGTGGCCGATTTACAAGTCAGCACCTATTACACCAACTAAGGAGAAATCATGCCAACAACAATCATCACCGGCAGAGACATAACATTCACCATTGATGGTGATGATTTTGATGCTCAAGCCACATCAGCAACATTAACTGTTGATTCAACAATCAACACCTATCAAACACTTGATGGCAAGGCGTATTTTACAACCGACACACAAGGTTCATTTGCCGTTGAAATGCTTGCAGATTGGGGCGCAGCTTCATCATTGTGCGAGGCACTTTGGACATCTGCAACAAGCGCACCAAATACAGGATTGCCAGTCGTATTTGTGGCAGATACAGGAGCTTCATTTGCTTTTGATGTGCAGCCCATTTTGCCATCAGCTGGAGGAACAGCACCCGATGCACAAACAGTATCGCTTTCATTCACCTGTGTGACAACACCGATCTTGACAATTAGCTAACAAAAAAAGAAACGGGAGCAAATGAAACTACCAATCACGATTGAGTACACCGATGGCAATGCTGAAACATACATTGCACATCCGGCGGAATGGGCAAAATGGGAAAACAAGACAGGCAACACGATTGGACAAGCTCAAGACAAAATGGGCGTGTCCGAT